CAAGAGATCGGCCCAGTTGTTATTGGACGCGCAACTCGCGGCTTAGCGATGCAGCCTGTAAAGGTTGAATCGTTCTCCGATTACGTTACAATGTTTGGGGATACAGTTCCTGGGAACGGTGGAGGCGATGTCTATCGCGGCGGCAACTACCAATCTCCAATGTATGGTACGTATGCAGCAAAAGCATTCTTAAGAGCAAATGTGGCGCCTATAACTTATATAAGGCTTCTTGGCCAACAAGATTCCAACGGTGCCAGCGGTGGTATTGCCGGCTGGAACACTACTAAAAACGGTTCAACTACCCTATCTTTGGGCGAAAATGGCGGGGCATTTGGATTGTGGCTATTTGCTAGTTCTTCTTTGAGTGGCACGATCCCAGAGGCCGACGCCACCATCAACGCGTCCACTGACGGCAATATTGGCACCGGTTCTCTTGCGGCGATTTGGTACATGGATACGTCAGCTTCTGTTCAATTAAGTGGCGCTCTTGCTGGTAGGGCCGGCGCCGGCTCTGTTACTGGTAGTGGTTTTGGACAGCTTATTAACAACGATTCGAGCTACAACTGGACCGTTATTTTATCAAGTTCATTGAATGGTTCTAGTACTGTTACTTTCGGATTTGATGATTCAGCTGAAACTTTCATTCGAAAATCTTTTAACACAAATCCTCAGTTAACTACAGCTGGCGGGACTTTCTATCCATCCGCTACAGCAAAGAGCTATTGGCTTGGCGAAACATATGAGCAAGAAGTTAGAGATGCGGGCCTTGTAAGTGCTGCAGCTTTTGGTGTTATTCTGCCAATTCACTTAAGCGGAACGGTGGCCACTGGTCCTCAAAAGATGCGGCAGGCTTCTAGAGAGGGGGTCGCAGGTTGGTTTATTGGCCAGGACTTAGGTGCTTCTGGGAGTTTCAACCCGGAGGTGTCACAAAAGATCTTCCGCCTTAAGGGCCGAGGTCATGGCGAGTGGCTTCATAAGAATGTAAAAGTTTCAATTGAAAAAATTAAAAAGTCTGTAGCAGCTTCTACTGATTATGGATCATTTTCAGTAGTTCTCAGAAGATTAGGTGATACAGATAACAAGATTGAGATATTAGAAAGGTTTGATAGCTGTACGCTTGATCCTACCTCCCCTAACTTTGTTGCGCGCAAAATTGGTGATAAATTTACCAGTTGGGACGCTACAAATAGAATACTTAAAACTTATGGCGAATATCCAAATATGTCTAAGTTTGTATATGTTGAAATGAATGCAGACGTAGAAGCCGGCGCAACCGATCCGCTTCTGTTGCCTTTTGGGTATTTTGGACCACCAAGATTTAGGACAATTACTGGCATTAGTCAGTCTATACCCAACAGTTCTTCCTTCCTTGGCACTCCATGTTCTGGTTCTCAGAAGGGGCTACAATTCTGCCTTGTTGGCAGGAACAACTCTTCCAAAGCTGCCGCTAACGGCGCCGGCGCAGGCGGCCAGGTAGCCGCTCTTACTGGCGCCCTATCGTTTCCATCGGTGCGCTTGCGCGTATCTGCTTCTGATGGCGGTTTGTCCGATCCTACGAAGGCATATTTCGGTATGCAGACTACTCGTTTAACATCAAGCACGAGAGCAGATGCTAGTGTTGGTGATGTACATAGGCTACTTTATACCGATTTTCCGGACGACCCAACAGGCGCCGGAAAACATCCATCTGCTTATCCTGGTGTTGATGCATATGCATATGTTTTCTCTATGAATGATATATCTGCGTCAGCGGCCGGCCAATATTCTTATCAGTCAGGCTCTCGGCGCGGAGACGGCACCCATGTCGGCGCTGTTGCCGACAGCACTCTTCTTGACGCAGGATACGATAGTTTCACCGCGCCATTCTGGGGCGGATTTGATGGTTGGAATATTAAACTTCCAGATCCGCTTTATAATGCGGGCATTGCTTCAAATGCGACAAATACAAATGCTTACGAATTCTATACGTACAAACGTGCTATTGATACAGTTGCAGATCCAGAGGCTGTTGATATGAACTTGCTGACTGCTCCTGGCCTAACTCATGATGGGCTAACTGGTCATATGGTTGATGTTTGCGAAGAACGCGCCGACGCATTGGCTGTTATTGATCTAGCTAGTGTGTATATACCTCGTGCCGAGGCGTACAAATCCAGCAAGTCAGATAGAATTGGTACTACGCCAACAGCAGCAGCCACTGCTTTGAAAAATAGGCAGATTGATTCAAGTTATGGTTGTACCTTCTATCCGTGGGTACAGACTCGCGATGAGCCAAGTGGCCAGCTACTGTGGATTCCACCTTCTGTGGCAATGCTAGGTGTTTTGGCTAGCTCACAGGCTAAGACCGATGTATGGTTCGCTCCAGCTGGTTTCAACAGGGGTGGTCTCACTGATGGTGCCGCAGGAATTCCTGTTACAGGCGTCACAGAGCGGCTCACTTCTAAAAACCGAGATACGCTTTACGAGTCAAACATCAACCCAATTGCTTCCTTCCCATCTAGCGGAATTGTTGTCTTCGGACAGAAAACGCTCCAAGAGCGTCAGTCTGCGCTAGATAGAATCAACGTCAGACGCTTGGTTATTTACTTGAAAAAGCAAATTTCCATTCTTTCAACGCAGATTCTGTTTGAACAGAACGTTCAAGCAACTTGGAATAGGTTTAAATCACTTATTGAGCCATTCCTTACGAATGTTAAGACGAGATTTGGTATCACTGACTATCGACTAATTCTTGATGAGTCAACTACGACGCCAGATCTTATCGATCAAAACATTCTTTATGCTAAGATTATGATTAAACCCGCAAGAGCAATCGAGTTCATCGCAATTGACTTCGTTATCGCTTCAACGGGTGCGTCATTCGATGATTAAAAAAGGATGGGGGATTTTTTCCCTCACCACACTATTTAAGTTAGAACATAGGAGTCCCTAAAAATGGCATTTTGGTCAACAAACTTTGGTGAAGATACTACCCTTAAAGATCCGAAAAGAAAATTTCGGTTTACAGTAGAATTTCAAGGAATTCAGGCAGCACAGGGCGGTGCTATGCTCTGGTATGCAAAAACTTGTGCAAAGCCTAGTTTTCAAGTAGGAGCTTCTGAACATAAGTTCCTTAACCATACTTTTTATTATCCTGGTTCAGTATCGTGGCAAGATGTCGCCATAACGTTGGTTGACCCAGTTGATCCAGATATGGCTGCAACTCTTTCTGACATTGTGGTACAATCAGGCTATACGCCACCAACGGATTCAACATCATTGTCTACCATGTCAAAAGCTAAAGCTGCAGGGGCCCTAGGAACGGTTATTATTACTCAGATCGATTCAGACGGAAATCCCTTGGAAACTTGGACTCTCTGGAATTCCTTCATGACGGAAGTTAAGTATGGAGATCTGGCATATGGCGAAGACGATCTTACTGAAATGTCAATCACGCTTAAGTACGACTGGGCCAGAGTGGAAACAGCTGGTCCCTCCGTGGCAGTGGCCGGCGCTGGTGGATCAGAATTCTTTGGCGTATAATATTACAATTATAAGAGAGGTGTATATTGTCAAGAAATAAAGGACGCACTGGAGGCGTTCAACAACAGGATACTAGCCCCCCGCCGCAAATGACACAAGCGCAGGCAGAACCGGGCGGTTTTTCCTTTGTTGTTCCAACAGAATTTGTAGAGTTGCCTTCACAGGGCAGCTATTATCCAGAGGGCCATCCATTGCATGGACAGGATAGTATTGAAATTAAGCAAATGACAGCAAAAGAAGAGGATATGTTAACATCTAGAACTCTTCTAAAGAAAGGGGTTGTTTTAGACAGGCTCATCGCGAGTCTAATTATTGATAAGCGGATTGATCCATCTACGTTGCTAGTGGGAGATAGAAATGCTATTATTATTTCCGCTCGTGTATCGGGATATGGTAATGAGTATAACACTAAGGTCACGTGCCCCAGTTGTATGACGAATCAAGAATTTGGTTTTGATCTTAATGAAGCTAGCGTTTTTTACGGAGATTTTGATAAAGAAGATATCTGGGACACCTCTGATAATGGAGATGGAACATTTGATCTTACATTGCCAAAATCTCGCGTATCGGTAACATTTAAATTGGCCACAGGGAAGGAAGAAAAAGCTTTATTTGCGGGCGCAGAAGCGGATCGAAGACAAAAGCGACACGAACAGAATGTAACTCGACAACTTGTAAATACTATTGTTGCTGTTAATGGCGATTCGTCTCCGAAAGCAATTAAATATTTGGTTGATAACATTCCTTCCTTGGATTCGAGACACATAAGGCTTGCTTATAGGCGAGTATCTCCAACGGTTGACCTTACTCAGCATTTTGAATGTGCTTACTGTGATTTTGCACAGGACATGGAGGTCCCGCTTACTGCGGACTTTTTTTGGCCTGACCGCTGAGTATATAGAAAGCGTATATGAACAGTTTTTCTTTTTAAAATATTCAGGCGGTTGGAGCTTCTCTGAGGCATATAATTTACCAGTTGGTTTAAGGACTTGGTTTGTTGAAAGGTTGGTCAAACAACTACAAGACGAAAAGGCAGCAATTGATAATGCCTCTGGTGGAGGTGGTCGTAGTGGTGGCTCACAAACATTGACGAGGCACAACCAACCGAGCGCGCCCCCAAATATGGGCGGCAGAAGAAGACAGGGTTAGTCCTGTCTTTTTTTATATGAAACTATTTATAGTAGCAATAAGAGCATATAAAAGGATTCTATCTAATGGCGTTGACTCCAACTGAAAAACTTGCAGTAGAACAACAAATTCTCGACTTGGAGGGAAAGAAGGTCAAGATTCGACAAAAGCTAGCAGATTTCAATGCCGCCGAACTTGAGCATGCTAGAACTGCAGCCAGCCTGCGCGCCACCGATCGCGCCGACGCGCAGGCACAATTGGCGTTGAGATTAGAACGGCGAAATGTCGCGGAGGGGCATTTCGATCAAATGACGAAGAACCACGCCGCAGAAAGAAGCTGGTGGAGAGAAGAAGAGAGAAATATTCAGAACAAACTTGACGGCTACGATAAAGAAATAGAAATGGCAAAA